GACCGCGGTATCCCACCGCGTCCACGGAATCCACCCCGTTCTGGGGTGAACCATCGGTGGACAGTCCCACGCTGGGGCTGTATTCCACCTAAGAGTATAACAAGGGTTTCGAACCCTATCAGTTACCTCTCCGTCCCTAATCGCCCCCGCTAAGAGTGCAACCAATGCACCCCCTGGGTTCTGATCAATAGTAACAGGTATAGACCGCTTGCGCGGTTTTACCGAGTAGTACCTATACAGCGGACTCTGCTCAAAACGGCTTTGAGGCCGACCGTGAGCAACCACTGCATAGGGTACCTTTATACCGGAGTCATCACTTTCCCAACAAGGAACCGGGAGCCATCTGACATGTGTCATAAGGCGACATACGAGCGTTGTAAGCTGTATGCCAGTAATCATACTCCAGTAGTTAAGTCTATTGATAGCGACGTAGTAATCTTGCTGCGAACGCAGACGTTTGAGGTATATACCTCGCACGTTGGCACCGACATGAAAGTCGGCACCACAAGACTCGCGAAACGGTCCTTCTAGAAAGGACTTATCCATGTTAACTGTGAAGCCGAGCAATCCTAAGAGGTTACACACATCGCGTGAGTAACGTATAGGCACTGCCAAGTCATCACCGAAGACGCCGTACTCTTCTGTACGGGCAGAGAGGGTGTCATTATGCCACCCAACAACTGCATGGATTACGCACGTAAAGAGAATGGTTTGTAACGGGAAACAAAACCCGTTACCCATCGAACAGAAGATGTCGGATGGAAACCACCCCAAGCCCGGAATACGGACTGCTGGGGAAGCTGTCTCCTGCATTAGCTCGAAAGCTTGTGCAGGTAGCAGCGCTCTCATAAGGGTCTGCGACATGGAGTCGGACGCAGCCTTCAGGTCGATAGTGGCAAAGGTGCCAAAAATCGAACCTTTACGCGCAAGGGCTTGGTTCTTGAACGGCTGGTCTTCCAGACCAATTCCGTAGACTTCGAAAAGTCTTCTTTCAAGGATACGACCTATACTTTTCTGAAACATCATGTTGATGTTCGGTTCAGTACAGGTGCATCGCCCTGTTTCGTTATTTTTAGGGACTACATTGAGATGGCTACCTCGTACGATTTCGTCACGAGCACCATAGCGATATTTGCGAAGGGATTCCCCTTCCCGCCAAGGCGTATATTCACGGGACAGAAGCTCGTACATACGTACTAATTTCTCACTTGAAGCACTGAGAGGCGACTCAAATACTTTTGTATAAAAGTCGTTACCCTCAGCATTGATACTTGCACCTGGACCAGGGAATAACCCCTGTCCTAAACCCACCCAGTCTAGCAACGGCATTTGAATACCGTCACGTACTGGGTTAAAGAAGGTGTACAGGCATGCTTTTAGCTGGCCGATAAGTTCCTCGTCTTTACTGGTATTTCCAGATAACGAGAACTGTCGGGCTCTCTGCTGACACTCGAGAAAGGTCAGCACAGCACGTGAGTATTGCATATCCGGAACGTTATCCGACTCTTCGTATTTCTTGAAGATCGATGCCTGAAGAGAGAAAGCACGGACCTGACGCAATGAAGCATCGGGGGGAATTGAATCCCAGTCCGTGACCTCTTTGAGGCCCGCTATGCACAAATCAGTAGTAAGGCAATCAAAAAGAGCGGCAACATCTGCTGACATAACTCCTCCTAAAACCACATTTAAATGAGATCAACTAGGCATTCGTCAAAACTGACGATACCGGCGATTTTGTCGCAGTCATAGACTAAGTCATTGCTGACCAAGTTATTTATGATAAGCGTCGCCTCGAAAGACTCCCAGTGAATAACTATATTGTAAAGCCCGTTAATGAGTGCCTTATCAAGCATGCTGGGGTTCCTTTGAACCCAACAGAGCATATCATAGATAAGGGCTCCTAACGAGAAGAACTCATAGTTATCCTGTTGAATCATTTGAGAATCGCCCTTGTCCTTGAGAGTCTGATCACAATGTGGAGCGTCCACCCTCGAACGCGTAACGATAAGCTTTGATCTATAATCATCCGAGAAATTAAGTTCATATGTCACCAGTACGGCAAACGGCGTGTCAAAGAGCCAATACTTATACAGATGATCGATAAACTGAACCTCACCCGGAGTGAACTGGTCAACGATTGAACGTTGCCAGAATTTCGCGATGAACTCAGTTACCGACTCATCTCGTAGTAAGGCCTCTGTACGCAGACGTTCCGACTGTGTGACCATGTCCTTAAAAGTCTCGTGATCTTCGATCAAGATTATTTCGTTGAAAATTAACATATTAGCCTCTATAAAAATAAAAATAACAATATGTTTAGCGTTCTGCTAAACGTGGTAGCGAGTATCTCTACATCGCCCCGTTTATTAAAGTATCGCCGAGCCCCGAACTCAGCTGGGTATAAACCCCGCCGAACAAGGAAAGCATCCCGCGAATACTTGCAGCATCATACGAATCGACGCCGCCAGCGATGTCGATAGGAGCACGTATGATTTGAGGGACTGCATTGAGGCCAGAGGCAGGGATGCCGCCCTTGCGGACGATAAGCCAATACCTATTAAACTGGACCTTTGCAGTTTGGGGACTAAGCGAGGAGAACAGCGGCGCTGACTTCGTGACCTTCGGTTTAACAAAGGCTACGGAAAATTCATCGCTTATGCTGTGGACACGGACACCGACCTGAGTACCGCCGAGAGCAGTGACAATCCAACGTTTAACGTTGGAATCAACTGCGGAATCTGCGACGATGGTATATGTCGGAGCTGTAAAACCCGTTTGGGCTGTACCCGTGACAGGAGATGTTAGTGCAATAGTCATAATGTCTCTCAATTGCTAATAGTTTAAAAGCCTCGACATGGTATCTTTATTTCTCGAAGCGAGAGCACCCGTAAGGGCGACAACAGTAGCCCATTGACCAGGATTCCCAGGGAGCCGCAGGCGAAAAGCCGGCACTAAGCTCTTAGAGGATACTGATCTATTATGGTACTTATTGCTAAAGACCCAAGGTGAGGAGTAAAAAGAGTCCTCGATGATCTTGACGTCAGGGTTAAATGGAATAGCCATTCTTTTGGAATAGGAGATTGTAGAAACAATCGTATTCCTAATGAGCCTATTAACCCAGATAATATCCGACGTTGGGAAAGACAAAGCGCTAATCACGTGCCCCATGTTGCTGAAATAATCGGCAAGCCAGGAGTAAGGCAACCACTCCCAGAGTGTCGGAACAAAGCTGTTTAGATTTGCTCCTAACTCGGATTGTGCATTACCAAATGGAATTTCGCGTGAATGCGATGTCCTCACACTGCCATAATAAGCAATGTAGGACGTAATAAGATTGTCAACTGTAACATTGACCCGTGGCTGTATAACACTACTGTTATAGAGCTGGCTCAATGACACTATAGTTTTACTCTTAGAAGTCTCTCTTGCCATACCATGCACCAGGTGATTATCGTAGCCAAACAAGCTACGCATAGCAGTTCGTGTCACTGCAAGTCCTAGTGATTCAAGATCGTGTATATGGGGTCTAATCCCCAAATAATACTCGAGCCAATTGTCAGAGACCGCTTTTGTGTAGTCTCTGATCCTGTCGGATCTGGAACGACCGCGAGAACCGCGATTCGATCCAAACGCTTCGTCAGCAAGTCGCTCAGCAATGCCAGATGGCCTTCTGAGACTGTCTGCTACAATCCTAGCAACACGGCCGTATGACGAGACCGTCCTACTAAGGTCATGTAGGGTTTCACCAACCATCGCCGAGCTTTGAGCTGCACGTGCTTTCCTGATAAACTTCGCCTTAGCGCGATTATCAAGTTCAACACTAACAGTTGCAGGCACGGATGGCAAGCTCCCTACATAACGCCCACGGAGATACTCATTTACAGAATAGGCACCAGGTATAGTGCCCTTGATCTTGAGTCTCCAATCAAAGGACCCGTATAAGGTAGTCCTAGGGTGGTATCCTTCGAAGCTAGAGGTTGCGCTTTGGCCTTCAATGATCCGTCTCATCCAGTCTCTGGGGCTGTCCCCAGCGATACGTGAATGGTTAACGTTAACACGAGAAAAGGATTTCAGGTGAGAATCAACTGTCCCAACGGATCCAGAGGATGAGTAATCCTCAATGATCCATTCAGAAATAGGCTTAAGCACTGAAAAGTTCGGACGTGACCGAGGGGTCACGAGTCTCTGCAGCCTGCGCTGTAGCTTATCGTGCTGAGCACCATCCCACTCGGGATCATCCCATCTAACACGAGTACCACGAATACGCATACAATCTCTCCCAGGTGGCGTCCACATATGAATGGACGGGGGGTAATCCAATCCACCAGACAACGTACCTAAACGAAAGCACGGTACCGATCTAATGAGATCAGCA